CAAGTAATCCGCACCGCAGCACTCGCCATCGCTACAGCTACCGCCGACAAGGGCGACCGCAGTAATTCCGGCATTCCACCAAAAATAGTCACATGTGTATGTGCTACTGCTGCCACCTATTGAATTGACAATGCGTCCGAATCTGCTTGACTTTGTTCCTTTCTGATAACCGTTGCCGGATGATGCGAATGTGATTCCGACCTTTTCAAAGTCCTTTCCTGTCAGATTGTACGGTGGTTTCATCTTTGCAAGGATTTCACCGCCTACCATCAACAGACCGTTGATTCTATCCCAACGGTTGCCCCACGGTTTTTCCATGTAGAACACTTTGACCTCATGTGTTGTGTCGTTATATCCGAAAAACTGTCCTTTGTCCTTGAGTGTTCCGGTTGCAAGATGCCCGTAATTCTGTGATGCGTCGTTCACATATCCGGATGTCTGACCCTGTCCGAATGCAGTCTGTGAATTGTCTGTCTTTGACATAATCTTGAGCATACAATTCAACAGGTTTCGTTTGCTCCATGAGCCGATATTCCATCCCGCACCGTTTGCCTTTGCTCTTGCAATCTCTGTTGATGCGTTTGTGTTATACATGAGTGCCTGTCCTGCAAGTGAGCGGATGCGTGTTCCATCATACGAACCGCCAAACATCGGGAAATAGAGTTTGTCCGCATGTGAACCGTCCTCTCTGACATATGCGTCATCGTTGTATGATTCATCGTACTGGACGTTTGAAATAATCATGTACTCGTAGTTTCCGACTTCAAACTGTGAGAGCCAAATCTTTCCCTTGTCACCGCTGCCATCGAATACACTCATTGCATTTCCTCCGTATGCCGTGTTTGAGACATCGGATGCCGTTTTTCCGTCCGCTTTCTTTGTGTGGTCGTTCGGGTCGAGTTTATAATCTTCTGTGCCGTCATATTTGACCATTGCCGGATAATTATTCTTTACAAAAAAGACGTTTCCCCAGTCTCCAAAATCGAACCGTCCGGCAGAATAATTCATCGCAGCGGGTGTCATTCCCACCGCATCGAAAAGATATGTGCATCGTGTCGCCGGATTGCTGTCATTTTTGTTGATTTTCATTCCGTAACGCTTTACACCCTTTATTCTTACATCTTCCCCGACTGCTGCCAGTATAGCGTTTGTATTCGCATATGTGCGGTCGAGTGTGTCTTTGTCTGCTACTTTTACAATCAAGTCTCCACTTGCCATTTTTTACGCCTCCCTTATCGTCAAAATTCCATCCTCAACCGTGAGGACACATGATTTCTTTGTGACGGTGTCAACCATAGTGTTGAGACCGTCCACAATGCCTTGACACGCTTTTGCTGCTGCACTTGCTGTCGACGCTGCATTGTTTGCCGTTGTTGCTGCACCGTTTGCACTGTTCGTCGCCTCTGTCATGTTCTTGCTGAAATTGTTCACGGTGTTCATATATCCCTGTGTCAATGTCAGTATTTCCTCATAACGGGCATTGTTGACGATAATCGGCAGGTCAAAGAATTTCTTTTTACCATCTCCCTGTCTGATTTGATAATGACCGGATGTGTCAATCTCAACTCCGATTTCTCTTTCCTTGAGAATCAGAGTGTCCTCAACTGCTTTCCAGTCTGCCGTTGTTCCGGTGCATGGTCTGATTGCTGCCATTGTTCAACCTCCTTTGCTCCGTGATTATGGAATATATCACACAATCACTCCTTTGTGTTCGTTTCGCCGTCTGTTTCCAGTATCATGGAATTATACTGCTAATTGTCGGGAGGTCGGCGTTCCTCCGTCAAAATCAACGCCCTCATTCGCATTTCTGACCTGTGGCGTTGCTCCGTCAATGAATACCGGTGTCACCGTTCGCAGATACGGCGTTTCTCCGTCACAATCAAGATACATGCTCGAATATAACGCCTCTGCACGGTTGAAATAGTCCTGCACACTCTCAAGGATTTTCTCTGCTGATGCAAGCAGTGAATTTTGAATCGTGTCATCAATATCCTTTTTATCCTGCTCGACCTGTTTCTTTGCCTCTGCAACTGCTGTCTGCATCTGTGACACATCCTGTCGAATCTGTGTCGCCGTGTTCAATGTCGCCTCAAGCTGCTCTTGATTCTGCAATGCGTCCTCTGCCCGCTCTGTGACCTCTTTGCAGGCTGTTGTCGCCTTTTTGGATGCATCCGTCGCATCGTTCGTATTCTTGACCGCCTGTGAGGTGTCCTGCTGCCTCTGCTGCTCCTGTTGGATGCGGGTGTTCTCATTTTCCTGTCGCTTATTTTCTGCCGTCTCCCTTGCGGATTCTGCTTTCACTCTCGCATTCTCTGCGACCGCTCTTGCGGATTCTGCTTTCTTGACTGCTGCATCCGTGTCATCAATATTCTTGATGTGTCCTGCAATCCGGTTCTCAAGGTCTGTGAACTCATTTGCTGACAAGATAGCATTTTCATTCCTCTGTGACGGTTCAATCTCCATTGTGAATGATGCGGATGTGATAACCTGTGAATCATCGCTTGTCCGGATTTCAATGTCGCAATACGCCGTTCCGGAGGCTGCAAGTGCTTGATTCGTCAATTCGACCGTCACATCCGAACCGGAATATGAACATGTGTTATATACATGTTTTCCGTCCGGTTTCGCAATGTTGATGACCACTCTCGCACCCGTCGGTATTGTATATGGTTCACCGTTGTTGAGTAACCTTGCGACAATGAATCGTGTTGCCTTGTCTCCCTGCTTTGCAGATACTAAATATCTTTTAGTGTCTCCGGACATTTCAAGATTGATGTTCGTTGTCAGTTTCGTCAATGCTGCCATGCTCTCACCTCCTCTCGGTGTTTACTTCTTATTCCTCCGGATTCTCCGGTGTATACTGCTCCGGCTGTTCCTTGTCCGGTTCTGTTTTCAGAACTCTCTTTGCTGCTTTCTTTGCCTTTTCGAGTTCTCGCTCCATATTTTTTATATTTTCTAGCATTTCCATCTTTTCTTGTTCTCTTATATCTGCAACTGCACTCATCAAAATGCCTTCAATTAGACAAGCAGGTATATTGTTTTCTCTTATCACTTCATTTATCTTTTTGTTTATTTCCTCTTTTGCCTTTTGGAATATTGTCGTCATGTTATTCTTTTTCCCTCTCATACAATTCTTGTATCAATTTTAACATTGCCGGAATTATCATTCTATAATTCCAGTCTTCTGGTTCTCCATCTTCATTGAGTTGTGTCGCCACTTTGAAAATTTCAAACACATCTTCTGCGTAAAAACCCGGTATTTTTTTATTATTTAGCCAATCATTTTCATTCAGATACCCCTTTTTATACTTGAACCACACAACCGGAATTTCTAATATTTTTTTAGCTTCTTCCGTTGTCATATTTTTTACATGTTCTTTGTATCGCTTAGATGAGCTCGACAAATAACTAACTGTTGAACCATCCGTGTCGAACACAAGATGTCCACCAGATGTAACGTGTGATAAGCCAAATATTTTTAGTCTTTCTGTTCCATCATCAAACCCGCTTGAGCTTGTATTTGCGCTTGTATATATGTGCAATCCATTCTTTACTGTAAAAGCTCCTCCGTATGTGCTTAATTCGCAAGTCCCAAACGCGATTCTTCCATCACTATATAGTTTTGTGGTTATTCCACCTGTCTTTTTTGATTCTATATAGTCATTTTCAACTTTCCATCCTGCTATTTTCCCATAATTAGCCTCGAATGCCCCATCTGTTAATATCTTAAACTTTGAATTTGCGGTCACGATTCCGTTAAAATTTATTTTTGAGGCACTTATTGTGATTTTTTCTGCCGACTGATTTATTTTAGAAATAATCTCGTCGTTATTTACTTTTTTTGAAACCGTTAATTCGATTGCATCTGCTTTCGCTTTGATTGCCGATTTCATCTCCTCTGTAGTCGAATACTCTGTCAACTTCTCGTCGGTCGCTGCATTAGCGTTCTTCTCCGCTGCATTGG